GCTGGTAATCGAATCCAAATCAATGGTAGCTGCCAAACGAATCGTAATAACCGACCCGAATTTTTTCAGGCCGATTAGTGAAATGAATGTAGAATTTGAAATTGTTGAACCTTTAAAATAGAATTATGAGCAACTTATTACCAAAAATAGCAGACATATACAGCGATAAAATTACAGTTCAAAAGAACGACGTTTTTGTAACGCTAATGAACCAACCGCCAAAAAAAGACTGGGTAAAAACGCACCCGTTCGTAAAAAACTATAACTACCTGCCGATTGAGCGCGTTGAGTTTCTTTTAAAGACAATATTCAAAAAGTACCGTATTGAGGTGCTTCGAGAGGGAACAAGTTTCAATGGCGTTTACGTTGTCGTTCGCGTTCACTACCTGCACCCGCTTACTGGCGAAATGGAATTCCACGACGGGATAGGAGCTTGTCAATTGCAGACCGCAAAAGGTACTTCGCCAGCCGATTTAGCAAACATCAACAACGGCGCTTTAGCTATGGCTTTTCCGATTGCCAAAACGGTTGCGATTAAAGACGCCTGTGATCACTTCGGGCGTCTGTTTGGATCTGATCTGAATAGAAAAGATGTTATATCTTACGATTTAGATTTGACCCTTATCGATTTGACACCCGAACACCCGAACTGGACAAAAGTGAAAGAGGCGGTAAACGGCGGCGGGTTCACCATTGACCAAATTAGAACCAAGTACACGCTATCAAAAGAAAACGAAAAACTTTTAACCGATGTTCAAATTAAGAGCAAGTAAGGGCGGCGCGGTTGCTACCAATCCAACAGGGAAAAGCAATGCGGTAAAACACGCAGAGGCTATTGAAAAAATGGCAGAATTAACAGTTAGGCTTATCGAGTTTAAAAACCAAGAATGCAAAACCGCCATCGAAATAAAAACGATTAAGATTCCAGAAACAGAAAAACTTATTGCCGAACTTTACAAAGTTAAGGATGTGGTAGAGATTTCAGAAACTGCCAAAACTTATGTACAGGAATGGCTAAAAGAATCGATTTACGGCACCAAAAAGGAAATCAAAAACAAGTACTTATCCAAAGGCTTAAGGCTAGAAGACGAGGCAATAGATAAAGCTATTGAATGGTTGGACATTGATTTCACGCTAAAGAACGAAAGTTTTTTTGAGGACGAGTATTTTACAGGAACGCCAGACCTTTTCGTGAAAGATACCGTTTACGATATTAAATGCAGTTGGGATTGTTTCACGTTCCCGCTATTCGATACGGAAATACCAACAAAAGATTATTTTTATCAACTTCAAATATATATGCATTTGACGGGAAAAACAAAGGCCGTACTTTGCTATGTTCTTTTGAATACGCCTGAAGAGCTTACTTGGGAACCGTCAAACAACTACGACGCAGTTGACAAAAAATACAAAATCAAAACTTTTGAATTCGAATACGATCCGCTTGTAATCGAGGATTTGAAACAAAGAGTTTTGAATATTCGCGAGTATATAAACAATCTTAAATATTAAACAAATGGCAAAACTGCAAATTACATTAGACGCTACAAAATTACGTTCATTGGTCACGAAAAGGCAATACGATAACAAGGCTGGCGAAAAGGTAGAGGTTCAAGAAGTGAAGTTTGAACTAATCGAGGTCAAAGAACCTAAATTGATTTTCGAGAAAGAAAATATGAAAATCCATAAAACCCACTTCGCTTGTGCAATCCAAACAAAAGATGAGCGCGAAGCAAAGGCCGATACCATTTACATTGGTGAGGGTTTTACAACTTCGTGGGAAAATAAAGAGCAGGTTTATAACGCGGTTCCTGTTACTCAAACAGAGGATCCAGACAAAATGCCATTTTAATCTAACAACCCGCCGTCAAAAGCGGGTTTTTTAAACCGAAAATATGAAACATACAATAGCAACGATAATGGACTTGGTTTGCAATCATTACAGTTACAGGCCGCAATTGATTTTTGCAGTCACCAGGGAACGACATATAGTTGAAAAACGACAAATATTTTTCTACTTGGTTCGAAAGTATACAAATTGCACACTTTCAGATATACAACGGTTTACACTTGAATATCGCGGCTCTGAAATAAACCACGCTACAATCATTCACGCGGTTAAGGCAATCGGTATCTTAAGGGTTTCTGACGCTTCAATTCGTGAGCAAGTCAATGAGATTGAAAGCGAAATAACTGGCTATAACGGCGTTATTGTGGGTAGTATCGATTTACTTAAGCTGTGCAATGTAGCATGACACCCCTCTCACTAATCCATAACGATTTTTCAATACGGGTGCGAAATAGACGGCGTTTTGTTTGGATATGTGCGTGAGGTTTCGTAATATTGTGTTTAGTTAATTGGAGTGGAGACTAATTAGCAATTGAAAAAATTAAACCTATAATCGGGCGGCGTTCTCCACAACAGCCAAACGATTGTAGGTTTTTAAATTTTATTTATTTATGAAAGTATTCATTACAAATAAGGCTTACTTCGAGTCTATTTTTAAGGGTAACAATCCAAGTTACTACAAAACGTCTGCGCAAATCCACAAGGACTTATTCAACAAGGTAAAATCAGATTACGAAACAGAAAACGTAATCGAGGTATTAGCTTTAATACCGTACAAGGACGGAGGCGACGCACTATTCCAGTTCGTTGGGAAAAATAAAGAAATGTTTTTTTATGAATTCCTAAGTACTGCATCATGATTGAAGAAAACAAACTAAACAAATTCCACGAAAATTTTTCACTCATAACCGTTTCGGCTAACAAGGTTCCAAACTTTCCATGGAAGTCGGCGCAGTCAGAAAAACCAAAGTGGACGGAATTTATAAAGAACTACAATTACAAGGGAGGTATATTTAAAAAAGACGGTGACGAAATTCCTGCAACCGATAACTTTGGGATAGTTACGGGTTTTGATTTTCTTGAGTGCGTTGACGTAGATTTAAAAGTATTTTCAACAGCGGTCGAGCAAAAGGAATTTTGGGAGGAATACATTGAGCACCTGCGTGATAACATTTTAGACTTTGACGAAAAGATTGTTATCTACAAAACCAAGAACGCTGGTTATCATTTGCTTTACAAAACGAAGCGCGTTGAAGGAAATCTTAAGCTGGCGAAATTAAAAGGACACAAAGAAGCCGTAATTGAAACTCGAGGTATAGGCGGTTATATTTTTACGTATCCAGAAAACAAGGTTGGTAAAAAGTCATATTTCGATATTGATTTTATTTCAGATCAAGACCGAGAAATCATAATGAGTTTTTCCAGGATGTACAACCACATTGACGAATTACCACAGGAGCCAGTAAAAAAGAAAACTGAATACCAAGAAGGCGAAACTACACCATGGCAGGACTACAACGAAAAGACCGACATTTTAGAGTTGATTGCCGATGAATTTTCAATACCTCGCGGCGGCGTAAAAAGCAAGTTCACGCTCGTAAAAAGTTTTGGAGGGACATCGCCGCATTCAGGCTATGTTTTTAAAGATAGTGGATGTTTGTATTTGTTTTCTACCGGAACGATATATGAGCACCAAAAATTAATAACTCCGTTTATTGCTTACGCTACTAAGTTTCATAATAAAGACTTTTCGGCGGCAGCTAAAGATTTATATTCTAAAGGTTTTGGATCTCGGCTAAAAAAAGTTATCGATGAAAAAAGAAAGTCTTTGCCGTCAAACGAAAAACTGATAACCGAGTACAACTATAATAAATCAGATTTAGTTTTCCCTATTGAGATTTTCCCGAAACCGATACAGTCTTATATACTTGAGTGTAATTCAAAACTTGACGGAAATATTGATTTCATGGGTTGTAGTATGCTTTGGTTAATATCGCTTTGCGTTGGAAATTCAATCGAAGTGCAAATAAAATCAGGTTGGGTTGAAAAGCCTTGCGTATGGATGGCAATGGTTGGAAAAGCCGGTATCGGTAAAACCCCGTCGATAAACAATATCATTTTTCCACTTAAGAAAATAAACAGCAAGGAAATCAAAATGTACCTGAAAGAACTTGAAAAATTTGAGTTTTACGACAATCTTAAGGAAAAGGAAAAGGCCGACTATACAGAAGTTAAAAAGCCGAAAAAACAGCAATTTATTGCCAACGATATTACTCTTGAGGCGTTGATTGACCTGCATCAAGAGTGCGATAATTCGGTGGGTGTTTTTAAAGATGAATTAGCCGGTTGGATGAAAGATATGAATAAATATCGCGCTGGTTCCGATAAAGAAACGTGGCTATCTATGTGGGCTGGTGACGACATAAACCTTAATCGTTTAAGCAGAGCAGGTTCGTTTGTCGAAAATCCTTTTGTGCCGGTTCTCGGAGGAATACAGCCAGGAATATTAAACGAATTTTATACCGAT